TAGCTTCTCATATTTTAGATAATAGACCGGGAGTTACTGGATTAAAATTCCAAACATATGTACAATTTGGTATAGTAGATTATTCTAGTGAAATAGAAGTATACCTAAAATCAGGTAACAAGAATGAGTTTGGGAGTAATGCTATAAACAATATAGAAGCTTTATTAAATACCCCTGATGGGAAAGGAATACTAATGAAATATTGTGCTTTAGATACCATTTTTACATATAGACTTTGTAAATTACAACAATCACTTATAATTGATGACTTACCTTTTTAATTATGACATTACATCCTCATACCTATAACGCTTATAAATTATTACATGAAGGTACCCTTGCCTTCGCAAGAGCAGAGCACCAAGGGTTTCGAGTAGATATGGAATATGTAAATAGTAAAATATTACATATTTCCAGAAAGATTGAAAGATATGAAGAAAAGTTCAGATTATCTACCTTTTATAAACATTGGCAACATTCTCGTAAAGGTAGAGTAAACATAAATTCCAATCCTCAATTAGGGTATTTTTTATATAATGTAAAAAAGATTACTCCTTCTAAGACTACTATTACCGGGAAAGGATCAACAGATGAAGAAGCCTTAAAAGCATTAAATATACCGGAACTAAATATGTTATTAGAAAGGACCCGATATAAAAAACCATTAGATGTGTTATCAGGATTTGAAAGAGAGCAAGTAAATGGATATATACATCCCTTCTTTAATCTACATTTAGTTAGAACATATCGCTCAAGTTCTGATTCTCCTAACTTTCAAAATATACCTAAAAGAGATGAAGAGATAATGCAAATGTGTAGGAAAGCATTATATCCCCGTCCAGGACATCAATTATTAGAAATAGACTTTTCTGGTTTAGAAGTAAAAATAGCAGCATGTTATCACAGAGATTCTACTATGTTAAAATATCTAACAAATCCTGCTACTGATATGCATGCTGATATGACCCGACAAATCTTTTTGATAGATAAGTTTATAAAGGGAGAACCTACACATGATTTGTTACGATCTGCTACTAAAAATGGTTTTACATTTCCTGAATTTTATGGAGATTATTATAAAAATTGTGCTTCTATATTAGCTTGTAATTGGGGAAAATTACCTACCGGGAAATGGTCTAAAGGACAGGGAGTACCATTTGAAAAAACATATTTATCAGATCACCTGATCAATAAAGGTATATCTTCTTTAAATCATTTTGTAGAACATATCAAAAAGATTGAACAAGATTTTTGGGAGAATAGATTTTCTGAGTATGCTGAATGGAAAGAAAGATGGTGGACTATATATAAAAAGTATGGATATATTGATTTACTTACTGGTTTTAGATGCAGTGGTTATATGGGAAAAAATGACTGTATTAACTATCCGGTACAAGGCGCTGCTTTTCATTGTAATTTATGGACTTTTATACAATTAGATAAAGAAATAATTAACCAAAATTTTGATACCCGTATAGTAGGTCAAATCCATGATAGTATTATTTTGGATGTACATCCAGATGAATTAAGCAAGATAATACATATAGCAAAACGGATATCTACAGTTGAGTTACCAAAGGAATGGAGATGGATTATTGTACCATTGGACATTGATATGGAATTATGTCCAATAGATGGTAGTTGGGCAGAAAAGGAAAAAATAAAAGAAAAAGTATAATATTATAAATAAATTATTATGAATCTTTACAATACATATAGACCACAATCACTTGACCAAATAAAAGGTAATGCTGACATAGTATCTACCTTACAATCAATGTTATCTGATATAAATACATGTCCTCATTCTTTTTTATTACATGGTCCTACAGGATGTGGTAAAACTACAATTGGAAGAATAATTGCTAAAAATTTGGATTGTCATGGTTCAGATTTTCGTGAGGTGGATTCGGCGGATTTTAGAGGGATTGATACTGTCCGGGAGATTCGCAAGAATAGTCAGTTTATGCCTATGGAAGGAGCTAATAGGGTGTGGCTCATTGACGAATGCCATAAAATGACTAATGATGCGCAGAATGCGCTATTGAAGATTCTGGAAGATAGTCCACCTCACGTTTTTTTCATTCTCTGTACTACTGATCCTCAAAAATTATTACCTACAATAAAAGGGAGATGTAGTTCTTTTCAGGTAAGTCTTTTAACTGATCCTCAAATGTTTTCATTATTGCGCAAAATAGCAAGGGATGAAGGAGAAACTCTTGAGCAAGAAATTTATGATCAAATATTGGATACCAGTCAAGGTAAACCAAGAAATGCTATTGTCATCTTAGAACAAGTATTAAATGCTAAACCTGAACAAAGATTAGAAATAAGTAAACGTACTGCTGATAATCAAGCACAAATAATTGATTTATGTAGAGCTTTACTAAAAGGAGGAGCTTGGAAACAAGTAAATACCATACTTGAAGGTATAAAAGATCAAGAACCAGAATCTATTCGTAGAGTAGTTTTAGGGTATTGTCAAGCTGTATTATTAAAATCTGAAAATGATAGAGCAGCAGCTATTATTGAACAATTTTGGGAACCTACTTATGATATTGGTTTTCCATATATCACTTATGCATGTTATTGTATAACTAAATCTAAATAAAATGACAACTCTTATTGACGTTCGATTACAGTATAAGCAAGAAACAGGTCTGGATCGGCCTAATTATAGTACTAATTGTGAAGAATTAGACTCCTACATTATTTGGCTTGAAGAAAGATTATGTGAAGCTTTTAATAACTTAAATAAAAAAGAAAATGGATAATGCTAAAACAGTTTGGTATGGTATTATCTTACAAATGGTACCTGTAACTATACCATGTGTTGTAAAATTAAAAGATGGTAAAGAATTACCTGTACATGGCTGGGCTTTAGTATCTTCTGCTGATAGTACTAATCGTAATATTACATCAGTACGTCCTTTAGTTAAACCTGATTCATTGACAAAGGTTTTAGTACCAGCAGATGCCGTATATGAAGAATATGAAATAATAGAAAGATTTACAGTATGAACTACGAAGATGACATGAGCATTGATGAAACTGCTTTAGATATAGAGTGGTTAGAACAGGCAAGTCTTGCTATGAAGTATGGAAGACATTATGCAAAGTGTAGACGAACCTTAACGCTAGCAGAAGAAAAGATAAAAGTAATTAGAGCAGAGTTAATCCAGGAAGCTAATGTTGATCCTGATAAATGTTGTAATAAAGACAAACCGAATGCTGCAGATATCGAAGCGTATTACCGGAATCATCAAAGACATAAAGATGCTAAGAAAGAATGGGTAGAAGCACAATTTGAATTAAATATGGCAGAAGTAGCTAAAAACGAAGTATCTTTTACAAGAAAGGCAGCACTTGAGAATCTTGTAACTTTACATGGACAGCAGTATTTTGCAGGTCCTAAAATACCCAGAGAGTTGTCGGAAGAAGCGGAAAAAAGAAGAAGACAAAGTAAAGTGAGTATAGAAATTGGACGATCATTAAAGAGGACTAAATAATTATGGGAGTACTCGTTTACATAGGGCAGTACATTTTATTAATAATCCTTTTATGCCTATTGGTCTACCTATTTAGCAGGATTCAAATGAAGGCATGGACGCATGGTTTAGATCAACATTTAATGTCAATGTATAATAATTCTAAAAAAAGAAAAGATGAGCAAGAAAAGAACAACTAATTTTGGTGATGCTATTGGAAGAAGTATTAAACGCCAAAAAGAATCTAAAAAATCATTTGGATATTTAAACTTACCAAAAGGAGTACCTATTCTACAATTAGAAGATGGTTTATCTCGTTTGGATCTTGATTTTATACCATATGAAGTTACTGATGAAAAACATCCTGAAAGGGATGACCAATACGGAGATGCTTTACCTGGGAATTTATGGTTTAGAAGACCATTTAAAATTCATAGAAATGTAGGAGTAGATAACGATTCCGTAGTATGTTTACGTTCAATAGGTAAACAATGTCCTATTTGTGAGTACAGAGAAAA